TGCGCTTTATATCGTCTTCAACCTGATCGGTTGGCCCCAACGGTGAAGGCATAGACACAGCTACTCGCCCCGGTTTCGCTTGCGCGAACTGTCCAGCAAACGCCAGATAATTGATGCCGTCAACATAATTATCAGACTTGCTGCGGTTAGACTTAATGCGAGCCATTTTGAGGGCAGTCATAAACATATTGGCCTGCCAAGGCGTAAAAGCCTCGCCCGTCATCAGATTGTAGATTGAACAGACACGTTCGAACGTATCGCTCACATCGCCATACTCTTGCCCACGATCTTCAAGCGTGGAAATGGCATTAGCCAGAACTTCTTTGTGATCCATCTTAGTCCCCTATTTTTGCTACCGACTTGCGGAGTTGCGTAGTCGTGATTGCCTTAATCTTCTTGTCTATGTGCTTAGAAGCGCGGTGAGCTTTTTTAGCTATTTGCTTTTGTCTCTGAAGCAGAATGATCTGTTCCAGTGGTTCCGGCCTTGTCATCTTCCACCACAGGCGGGAAAAGAACCTTTGCATTTTCCACATCACGTTCTCCTACGAGGTCCAAGAAATCCTCTAAACGCAGGATTACAACGCTTTCACGCCTGTCGCCGCGAGCGACAACCAGAGGGCGCTTACGCCCCTTGGCAGCTAGTGTGGCTTGATCCAGCCAATCGTAGACAGCAATAGATGCTCGACGCTTACATTCAATGATGAAGTCTTGAAGGATAATGTCAGCACCACCCTCGCGGGTTTGGGTCAGGTTACGGGCAGCAAGATAGCCTCGCTCGACAAGCGCATGAACAATCTCTCGCTCATACGTTGCGCCCTTGTTCCTTTGCATCTTCCCCATCAGAAAGGCACTTCGTTGTCATCACGATCAGGCTTAGGCCAAGCCTTTGTGTCGCCAGCCTTGTAGTTGTCCACGCTGATGGCGATCAAATGGTTCTGTGGTGTTTCTTTTTTCCAAGCAGAAATCTTGAACTCTTCGCCCTGCTTGTAATCACGATCACAGACGAACTTGCCCTTGTAATCCGGCTGCTTCTCTGTGGTCTTCTTGTTGATGAAAAGGACGCCAGTGCCGGGACGGTTCTGATAATTGCTCATGCTTCACCTGTGATTGTTGCGTAAGTTTCTTTGTTGACGATGCGGAAGGCAGACGACTTCTCAGCGCGTTCTGCGTCAGAGAGCTTCTTGGCGCTTTCGATCTGTGCTATCATGTGTTGATACTGGGACAGCCATTCGTCGCTGTCTGCTGCGTAAGAATAGACACGCTGACCATCACCATCTGGCACATACAGAGGGATGCCGTCTTCTTCTACTTCAGCAGCGAGTTCCATCTGCGGAGGCGGCGGTACGTCGATCACTTCGGTAGCTCTTACTTCCTTGAAGTCACCCACCTCTTCAGGCGTGTATTCACCCACGATAACACCGGGGTAAACAGATCGAATACCTTCGCTAATAACCCTAGCGCGAAGCATAGCACGAGGATACAGACGCCAGTTATCTTTGGTAGCAAGCCCGATAGCCTTCGCCTGTGCCAAGGTCCACGAAACTTCAAGAGAGCCTCCTTGCGGGTGAGAGAACACGCCCGTCACCACATCGTCTGTGTATCGAGTCCACTGCACCATGCCGCCAGCTTTTTGAAAGCGAGCAAGCATTGCGTCAGCCTTGAGAGCCGGACGGCCTTGGATCAGGTGATAGTCTTTAGCGACAGAGGCAGGATGCCGACCTTCAGCCTGTGCGACAGCCATGAGGGCTAACACAGCTACAGGGTCTTTCATGCCAAACAGACCAGACTTGGCGATGGCATTAGCCATGCGTTCCTGATCTTGGAATGGAACCAATTCATTGCTCATTGTCTTAACTCCGGTGGCAATGCGCGGCCTGCGGCCTTGGCGCGTTTCATGTAGTCAATGATCATGTCCATGCTCTGATGATAAGCACGGTCAGTTGGTGTGGCGCTTGTGACTACAGCGTCGATAGCCAACACCAAGAAGAAGCAAGCCTCGTCTGCGGTGTAGCCTGTCACAACGTCGATCAGCTTCTTAGCGACACGTTCTTTCTCTTCTACGTTCATGGCTCACCTCACTTGATCAGGAAGCGGCGCGAGCCGTTCTTCTCTACACAGAACTGGTCGTAGATGTTGGGCATAGCTTTCTTGAGCAGATCAGCGTCAAAGCGTTTGCTGCTCTTGGCTGACTTCCATGTTGCAAGCGTCTCGCCTGCCATAGTCTCAAGGATTGCCTTGTTGCCCATATAATTTTGGATGGCTGCGATGTATTGTTCCTCGCGTTCCTCCAAAGCTTTTCTTTGATCTTTGATTACTTTAAGTTGCTGGCAAACCTGTTCAATTTGAGAGTTGGCCGTGATGAACGAACCGTCATCATGTTTCCAAATCAAACGAGCCTGATCCGGCCACTGGGCAGAAGGGAGCGTTTTGTTCACGCACATAGCCCACCAAGCGGCGGCTCGCTTTAGAAAGTCTTCCTTTTGAAAGCTATCAAATTCGAGCTTCCACCAACGGAACCTTTGTCCCCCGAACAGCACTGCGAAATAAACGTGGTCAACGTCATAGACGCAGGCTTCGTGTAGACACTGGATGTAATCGGCCTCTGGGAGCTTAATAGGCTCATCAGGTTCAGAGTATTTGTTGATGAGTGCTGCATTGAAGTTCTTAACTTCGAGCAATCCCCCATCGCTTGTTTGGAAATCAAAATGTGCGCGGAGCCAAGGCTCAGTTTTGTGTGTTCCGGCAATTTCAAGCTCCTGTGTTCCGATGCCTGTGGCTTCTTCAAATAGCTTGGCGATGACGGGCTGCATCTTGAGACCCATCTGAACAGCCTCAACCTCGCTGAGATCGTCGCGTTCCTTCTCGCCACGCTTCTCAAGCAGAACGTCAATCAAATGCCCAGACACAGCGCGACGGCTGTCTGTGGCCCACCATGCAGACGCACGGCTTTCCTGTGAGAAATCCTGATCCATGTGTTCCCTTTCCACTCGCCCCCAACGGCGACACAAATATACTTATATAACGCAACTTGCGCTGTCAACTGCGTTTGTGTATAAGCTACACATCAGGAGGTGATCTTATGATCCGCAAACAAATGTTGATCTCGCCAGAGTTGCAGGAAAAGATTAGAGAGTTCCGGTTCAATTATAAGTTCGATACGGAAATGGACGCCCTAAGAACGCTCCTGTCCGTGGGCCTAAGCGTGTATGAGGAAAGGGAAAATGATGTTCGACACGGTGGAGGAACTTCAGAACCACTACAAAGCGGTGAGGAAGCGCATCGAAGCGAAGAAGCCGCCAGCACCTAAACCACAGGTTATAGAGCCACCTAAACCGTTGGCTTTACCTGACAATCCTATACTTATCCACAAGACTAGACAAAAGTATAAGATAGAAAATTTTGCGTTCATCAAGGTCGAGCGTGAGGGCACTGATAAACTCACTTATCAACAGGTTGTCCACATAGTCTGTCGTGAGTTTGATCTGACGCCAAAGCTTTTATTTGGACGCAGACGGACGAGAGAGCTTGTCGAAATCAGACACCTGTGTTGGGCCATCGCTCGCGTGATGTGTCCCCATTTAAGCCTGCCGCAGATCGGGAAAGCTTCTTGTGGCTTCGATCATACCAGCGTGTTGCATGGCATCTCGAAGGCTAAGGACAGGGCCAAGCCTTTCATAAAAGCATTGCAAAGTGGGGAATTGAAGGTAGATTGAAAGAAGAAGGGCGCGGCTGGAAAGGGAATAACCGCCGCGCCCCGATACAACGGCGCAGATGAGGTGCGCGTTGACTAGACCCACATGTAGCAGGGTCCGGCTCATCGTGCAACTAAAACATAAGGTTTTGGTTTAGATGAGCATTAAGAATTTATCCGACACGATCAAAGCCATGATGGCTGCTGGCTGCACCCCTGAGCAGATTGGCGCTGTGCTGGATGTTCACGCGAAAGCCGACGAAGAAGAGCGCGAGCGCCAGCGCGAAAAGGAACGTCTGAAGAAGCGCCGTCAACGTGCTTTGTCCCCCAATGTCCCACGGGACACACAGGGACACCCGGGGACACCTAGGGACACCGGGGACCTTTCTCCCCTTAATGGTTCTCCCCCCACGCCTATATATAAAAACAATACCCCCCTCTCCTTAAACCCCACTATCAAACGCTCAACGGCGTTGAGCCAGTTCGAAACCTTTTGGAAGGCTTACCCGCGAAAGGTTGGAAAAGGACAGGCTCAAAAGGCTTGGGCTGTGGCTGTGCGGAAGGCTGACCCTGATCGGATCATCGAAGGCGTAGAGCGTTACCCGTGGCCGGAAGACCCTAGCTTCGTGCCTCATGCTTCGACTTGGTTGAACGGTCAAAGATGGGAGGACGAATTACCGGGAATGAAGCCGCGTAAATTGAGCCAAGCGGAGCTGGACGAACAAGAGCGCAAGCGAATTGAATTTTTGAAAGAGTTTCACAGGAGGGCAGGTCGTGTATCAGAAGCAAACTAAACCAGAGCCAGAGCTTTCAGATTGGGACAAGGGCGCAATCGCGCACGCGAAAACCCGATTAAACGATGACGGCACGATTGGGTCCATCGTCAGGAAAGGGCCAGCAGCAGACGATTGGGTGGCCTATTTCAAATGGGCGGGGATGCGGTCGCGAGCGGGGTTTGTGAAGTTTCACACTGACACAGGCGGCGCTTGCACATTCCCAACCGAATGGCCTCACCAATACGACCCGACATTTCGCGTTGGAAGGCCAGCACCCAAGCCGACCCCGAAAGCAGAAAAGCCGACCAAGATTGATGATCGGCTTCGCTGGTGGGATAAATAGGGCCGCAACGGGCTGACGTTTGACCTACAGCGGGGTTGAGCGTTCGCTTGGGTGTAGGATAGCGTCAAACATCCTATAGGCCCTATTGGCCTTTTTTGCGGCCTCTTTGTTGTCAAGCCATTGCACCACATCGGCCTCGCTCCAAACATAGGACGGGGCCACCTCACGGTTTTGCATGGCGCAG